ACCTCGAAGAAATGGTGGCGGTGTTTGATGACAACCTGCAACCACAGCATGTCTATGTGCACGAATGGCGAAAGGAAAACGGGCTATGATTGTCATGCTTCGCGAGTACAGATCGCACGCGAAAAACACGGTGACAAGCCTCGGCAAAGGGCTGGATGAAATTCTCGTTGCAAGGGGATACGCAAAATGGTTTACGGTCTCACAGGATTCCGCCCCAAAGCCCAGCCCAGACCCAGCCCCACGTTCACAGTTACATCAGGCCCCGCTGCAGAGCCGATTACGCTCGACGAACTCAAAACGCGGCTGAGAATCGGCGGCTGTGATTTCGACAATGAACTGTTGGATTTGCTGAAGGCCGGCCGCGAACAGGTGGAGGCAGACACATACCGCAAGTTGATCACGCAAACCGTGCGCATGGACATTGAAGATTTTGCCAGCCTGACAGGACCGATTGAAATTCGATTGGCTCCGATTCAGTCAATCACACATGTCAAATACTACGATCAGGACGACGTTTTGCAGACCTACGACGCGGCAAAATACTACAGCAATCTGACGAGCACGCCGCCAGAGTTGGTGTTGCAGCAATCGCAGCAATGGCCAAACACTGAGGAATATCGGCCCAATAAGGTGCAGATCACCATGGTTGCCGGATACGGCGCCGCTACGGCAGTGCCGCGCGTGGCAAAACTGGCAATCGTTGAATGGTGCCGCGTGAACTGGGAGGGCTGTTCGCATGATTTGGCAGCATATAAGCGGCTGATTTCCTCACTGCAATGGACCGCATATCACAAGGTGTGGACATGAAAGCCGCGTGCCGCTCGCGACCGGACAAAAAAATTACAGTGCAGCGATTGGCTGGCACCGCGGATTTGGCTGGCCACATTAACGGCAACACCGACGCAAACTGGACCACATACGCGACAGCATGGGCGACCGCACAAACACGAGGTGGCAGAGAATTCTGGAAAGTGCAACAGGTGGAATCAACCGTGGACACTGTTTTTCGCTGCCCATGGACCAGAACTCTTGAACAGGCCACGCCTGCAATGCGAATAAATTACGACGGCACGATTTACGAGATTCTCAGTGTTGTCAACGTGGATTTGGCCGACGACATTGTAGAGTTTCAATGCAGGAGGCGGACGACATGAAGGCAATGCCGACAGTGTCTGGTCTCGCACAAATCATCGCCAGCCTGCGATTGATGGCAGGCAATGTGCCGTACAAGGCAATGCAGCCCGCAATCAACAAGGCAGCACAATACGCAGCAAAGCAAGTCAAAGCATCGGTGCCGGGGCGCTACAAAAGCGTGCGTAAGGCAATCGGCTGGCGTGCAAAGAAAAAGAAATTCAACAGAGGCGAGCCCGGCGCAAAGGTGGGCGCAGGTGTTGGCCGCAGCCGTGCCACAACACAAAAGGAGCGCAAAGGCAGGCCTGGCGTTGGTATTGACGCACGCAACGTGCACTGGTGGTTTTTGGGCACAGATACTCGATACACGGGCACCAAACGCAAGCGAGTCGGTGGCAGGCGCGGCCGGCGCGGATGGAAGGGTAAGGCGACCCGCATTGACACGGGCAAAATGAAAGCCAATCGCGGATTCATGCCTGCTCAATCACAGCCCATTGATGTGATTGTGTCTCGTGCAGCAGGCAGCATGAAAACCATTATCCGCACATGGGTGGCCGTCGGCATTAAACGCGAGGCAGAGCGGGCGGCAAAAAAGGGGCGGCGCAAATGATTGGCGGCATTTTGAATCTACTGGTAAACACGTCGGCTATTTCGGCAATTGTCGGTGCTCGCATTTACATCAACAAGGCACCCCAGCGAGCGGCTGTGCCCTATTTGATTCTCAGCCAACTGAGCAGCGAGGAATATCTGTCGATTGACGGCACTACCAGCAATCTTCGCGGCATCGTCGTAGACATTGATTGCAAAGGCCGCACGTTTCCGGAATCGCAAACACTGGCCGAAGCGGTAAAAACAAGGCTGACAGATTACAGCGGAGCGGCCGGCACGTTCACCATCAGAGCCGCAATCTTCAACGACGAAACACACGACTACGAGCCCGCTGCCGATGGCTCAGATAACGGCGTGCACGTGATTACCCTTGATTACGATTTTCAGTACAGTCCATAAGGAGTGAAAGCCAATGGCAAAACTGCCCGTCAAAAACACGATCATTCAACTGAACACCAGCGGCACGACATACGCTGCAATTGCGCAGGTCACTGGGTTCGGAGTGAACGGAACTGAAACTGAAACCTACGAATCCCGCACGTTGGATGGATCCGTTGGTATTCCGCACGACCCGACGGGATACGCAGAAGGTGGCAGCGTTACGCTGGATCTGCTGTGGGATCCGGCACTTGCAGGGCATCAGGACTTGACAGACCTGATCACGGCCGGACACTTGACAACCAACGGACTGCCAAATGACAAAAACTGGAAGATGATTTTTCCAAACACGGCCAGCACAGAATTGACGTTTGTGTCCTCGGGTATTGGGTTTGAGTTGACTGGCGAAGCAGCCGATGGTTTGCGGGCGTCTGTCACACTGAAGCTCGACGGCATCCCAACCTTCCCCACGTAGGTGATCCATGAAATGCAAAACGACTCGTGATTTGCACGTTGCCGAATCTTGGCGAAGTCCGCTTATCACGCTGATCAATGGCCGGCGGCGCGTGGCTGCCGGCACCTTGATTGACCAGCACGAACACCCGGAAACGGATTGCGTGCGATTGGTCAAAAACGGCGAGGCTGTGCCGATTGACGATGAGTGCCGCGTGGCATGCGGTATGAGTCCCGAACAAATCGACGCAGCGCAAGCCGCACAAGACAAAATGCAATTAGCTTTAACCGGAGGCAGTGATAATGACGCGAACGATATTGACACCTGAGTTGCTGCGAACGGCGCCGCGGCCGAAACCTGTTGATGTGCCATTGCCGGAACTCGGTGAAGGCGTGGTGGTGCCTGTGTGGCCGATGACCGCTCGTGAATGGACTCAGTTTCAGAGCGAGCAGCAGGGGCCAGACGGCAAGCCAAACGCAAACGTTAAATTGGTGCGTGAGCGATTGGTGGTCAAATGCTGTCGCAGTGACGACGGCACGCCGATTTTCACGCGAGCGGATTTCGACATGATTGGCAGCACATCGGCCGCGATTGTCGAGCGAATCGTCAATAAGGCGCTGGAGTTGTCCGGTGCTCGTGAGTCTGACCTGAAAACCATCGAAAAAAACTCCGACACGACGCAGGGAGGATGACGGCCCTGCGTCTCGCTGAGCATGTCGCACACACAACCGACGTTGACGGAATGCTGGACAATATGACGCCACAGCAATTTATGGAATGGCAAGCAAAGGACCGCGTTGAGCCTATCGGCGGACGTGGTGCGGCCGACATTTTGGCAATGCTGGCGGCCGTCGTAGCAAATGCTGTTGGCGTCAAATCAACGACGGGCGACAAGTTGACACCAAACGACTTTGCGTATTGGAAAGACAATCCTGAACCGCCTGCCGCAAGTGCCGACGCTGTCGCATTCGCGCTGCAAATGATCGGAGCATCCTTTGGCCGCGTTGGGTGATTTGGTTGTCAATCTGTCTGCAAACACCGCCATGCTTAGCAGTGGGCTATCCCGCGCCACTGGCATGCTCAGCAATTGGGCAAAATCTGCAGGCGGAATGGTTAGCGGCGCGTTATCCCGCATGATGTCCTTTAAGGGGTTAATGGCTGGGTTTGGCGGCGCAGCCGGAGTTGGTGGGTTGCTGAAGATGGCCGCCGATGTGGAAACACTGGGCGTGCAGTTTCGTGTTCTCACTGGATCCGCTGAAACGGCCGCGGCCCTAATGTCCGACATCCGCACGTTTGCCGCAGAAACGCCGTTTGAGTCTGGCGAAATCGCAGAGGCTGCCCGATCGTTGGTGGCGTTCGGAACGCCGGCAGAGCAAGCAGTGGGCACGCTGCGAATGTTGGGCGATGTGGCCGCAGGTGTCGGCATGCCACTTGGTGAATTGGCGGAAATCTACGGCAAAGCGCAAGTGCAGGGGCGACTGTTCGGCGAGGATATCAACCAACTAACAGGCCGCGGCATTCCTGTCATTTCCGCGCTTGCGTCAACCATGGGCGTGGCAGAGTCTCAGGTCAAAAAACTTGTGGAGGCCGGCAAAGTTGGATTTCCACAGTTGCAAACCGCGTTTCAATCAATGACGGCAGACGGTGGGCAATTTAACGGGCTGATGGAACAATTAAGCGGAACCACGGCTGGCAAGTTTTCGACGTTCGTTGATAATGTGAAGCAGCTCGGAGTGACGATCGGCACGGCCTTGTTGCCAATAGCCAACGAGTTGCTGGATTGGGCAATTGGTTTTGGCCCGCAAATGGCAACAATCGCCCC